ATGAGTGGTAATTTGTCTGGTTGGTCCTCAGTCGCTCAGAATGATTATATTTATCAGTCTGGTGATTATGATGGTGCGCTTACCGGTTTAGAAGGTTGGCTGCCAGCAACTGCACCAGGTGCAACAGCATTCTTTGGTCAGGACCGTACAGCCGATATTAGCAGATTAAGTGGTCAGAGGTTTGATGGCAGTTCAGGTACGATACTTGAGGCACTCATTGAGGGGGCAGCATTAGCAGCTCGCGAAGGTGGGAAACCAGACTATATGTTCTGTTCATTTGCTGATTTTGTCAGCATTGAAAAGGCCATGAACGCCCAGGTACAGAGAGATGTTAAAGCATCTGATTCAGTTTCCGGTTATCGGAGTTTGGAATTTTACGCACCTCATGGTGTTGTAAAGATTGTTCCAGACAAAGATTGTCCTGGAGGAACTGCTTATATGCTTCAGCTCAACAACTGGTCTTTAATGAGCATTGGATCTGCAGTACAGCTTACTGAGCTGGATGGCAACCGTGTTCTGAGGCAGTCTGCTGATGACGGTATCGAAGTAAGGGTGCATTCTTACTCTCAACTTGCGTGTACTGCGCCAGGGCATAACTGCGTTGTAACCTTACCATAAACGAAAGGGGACAATATGGCAGAAAAAATATTCTTTGACATGCAGGCACTTAATCCTCATGTCAAGATAATTGCAGGATCATTCAAACCCAATAGCAGTAGTGCAGTGGATAACACTGCAAATACTGGCGCAGGGTGGACAGTAGCCAGAAGTGGGACCGGTTCTTTTACGGTTACGCTTGATGATGCTTACCCAGGTCTACTTTCCGGTCAATGTTCATTGGCCTTGAATGCAGCTGCTGACTCCAAAGTAATGTTTGGAGCAATTGATGTTGCAAGTGCAAAAACTGTAATCATTAACGTGATTACAACTGCAAGTGCAGCTGATATTGCAGCAAACGCAAATAACCGTATTCACTTTTGTTTAGTTCTCCGCAACACTGATATGACCAAATAAAGGAGGTATCTATGATGTCAGGAGGAAAAGACACAGCAATGATTATCCTGGGGAAGAAGGGCAAAAGACACTCTGAACCCCACGATGACATGGATGAAGATGAATACGAAGATGAAGAAGAAATGGAGGAATATTCTGAGGAACAGCATGAAATGGCAGAAGAGCTTATTGACGCAGTAAAAAGCGGAAGTAGCGAAGCTGTCCTGGATGCGATTCACGGAATATACAATAGCTATTGAAGGTAGAGTAATGGCAGACATTGTAAGTTTAAGTGAGCTGCGTCTTTTAGCGCAGCAACGTGCTGACATGGAAAATAGCCAATTCATCACAGCTGATGAGTGGCGCAGGATGATTAACCGAGGGTATGCAGAGCTGTATGATCTGATAGTTACTTCAGCAAACAGTGAAGATTACTTTCTAAAATCCGGTACAATTTCCTTGACAAGCGGAACTTCAACTTATGATCTTCCTACAGATTTCTACAAAAGTCGAGGGGTGGACCTGAACACCGGTGGTGCGCAGGTTCCCCTAAGACGATACAATTTCTCTGAGCGCAATATTGGCGGGCTATATTCAGTAGCTTCAGATATGCGTTATCACATTCAATCAAATTCAATAGTATTCAATCCTGAACCAAGCGGAAGTGACACTGTAACAGTTTACTATATTGCGTCACCACGCAAATTTCAGGAATACACACCTACAGGAATTTCACGCGGATCTACAACAACCTGGACAATTGGCACACACGCTTTACAAGCAGGTGATTTACTGGATGCAAAAGATTTCCTGGCTGCAGATTATAATGTAACGCAGACAATTTCATCTGTTACTGCAACCACCGTTGTGACAGATTTGGACTCATCCGCACTTTCAGATCCATCAATCTATGGGAGCATTGAAAGCAGGTATGACTTCTACAGTGGATGGGATGAGTTTGTAATCATTGCAACAGCAATTTCTGCCCTCATTAAAGAAGAGGCAGATATTTCTGCATTATTTGCGATTAAGCAGCAGGTCCAGGAAAGAATTATTGCAGTCTCTGAAATGCGTGACCTGGGGGAACCAACAACTGTTGTTGACGTAAGTAATTACAATTCACTCTGGAACACGGCAACAGCATGAGTGGTATTACATTTACGCAACTCTCTACCGGCAATGCTGCAACAGATCAGCAGATGGGTTATATTGCCACCGCGCTGAACCCGCTTTTTCAGCTGCCTTTTGCAAGTGGCAACCGTGTCCAGGATTTAGAGATTACCACCTCAGACACAATTGTGGATCACGGTTTAGAGCAAGCACCTGAAGGTTGGATAATTTTGAAACAGAATGCAGCCCAGGTAATTTACGAATCAGCAACTGCAAATGACTTTCCAGGGACAACAATTATCCTGAAAGCAGGCGGGACTGTAACAGCAGATTTATTCTTTTTCTGAGAAAAAACTATGGCAACAGCTGGCACAAATATTACAAGTATTGCAAAACCAGGTATAGGGACAACCACCGGTCCTCAATGGGCCACGGATCTTAACACTTCCCTGGATGCAGTCGATGGTCACGATCACAGCACCAATAAAGGCGTAAGAATAACACCAGCTGGAGTTAATATAAATGCAGACCTGGAGTATAACCAGAACTCTGCAACAGAATTAAAGAATGTGATCTTTGACAGTAGTGTTACAGCTGCAACCACCAGTTACTCAGTTTACCAGGCAAGCGGGAATTTGTACTGGAGAAATGGATCTGGAACTGCAGTGCAGATAACCACTGGATCAGCAGTTAATGCAGGTGCAGGTTCTATCTCTGGAATGACTTCAACAGATGCAGGTGTAACCTATGCAGATGGTTCCAAGACATTCAACTTCTTTACAGACAGTGGCAATGGAGACTATGGGAAAATGGCCCATGCAGACCTGCTACTGTTCAAATACACCAACGATAATTCTACTGATACAGATTATATAACTATTGCTGCAAATGCAGCTGCGTCTGGATCTTCTGGAACCATATATGTGCCAAGTGAAAATGGCACGTTCCTGACAACTGCCACATCCTATGCAACTTCTGCAATCAATATTGCAACTTCTGCATCCAATTATCCAATCAACATCAAACCTCATGGTACTGGTCATGTTGTAGTGGGTAATGGAGGTGCAACCGGCAAACTCACTTCCAATGGTGCGTATGATTTAATCCTGGATACAAACTCAGGGACCAACTCAAGCAGCATCGCAATTACAGATGCAGCCAATGGAGATATAAAATTTATTCCAAATGGTACAGGAAAGATTTTAGTTGGAAGTGGAAGTGCAGCAGGTGTAGTAACTTCCAGTGGTGCGCATGACATAACTGTAAGTACCAACAGTGGAACCAACAGCTCATATATCACTATTACAGATGCAGCCAATGGTAATATTAACCTGGTTAATAATGGGACAGGCGAAGTAGTTATAGGCAGCGGATCTGCTTCAGGGAAACTCACAACTTCAGGTGCGCATGATCTGGTCCTGGACACAAATGCAGGTACTGATTCTGGAACAATTACCATTACAGATGCAGCAGATGGAAACATCGACATTACGCCAAATGGCAGCGGAGAAGTTAATATCAGTAAGGTGGATATTAATGGTGGAACTATTGATGGTGTAACTTCTTTTAATGGAACAGAGATTGTCACTCCTGTAACTGGCAATCTTGGTGTTGGTATAAATGCGCTTGATAGTATTACAACTGGTGATTACAACGTGGCATTGGGTGATGATGCTTTAACGGCTTGTACAGAAGGCAGCGAAAATACAGGTAATGGTGTTGGGGCTTTAACAGGTATCACTATAGGTAACTTGAACACTGGTGTTGGGAGGTATTCTCTAGCCAACACCACCGAAGGTGTTTCAAACACCGCTATTGGTGCTTATGCATTGCTGGTAAATGGTACGGGGCAATATAACACAGCTAATGGTGCTTATGCTCTACGTAATAGCACCGGTCATAACAACACAGCTACTGGTTATTATGCATTGTACTATTGTACAGGTGCATCAAACACAGCACTAGGTTATCAAGCAGGTGATAACATCACTTCAGGTTCCTCTAATATTATGATTGGTGCTGGTGTAGATGCTGATTCTGCTACTGGAAGTAACCAGTTAAACATTGGAGATACGATTTATGGTGATTTATCAACAGGTGATATTTGGACTACAACAACAGGAAAAATTAGACAAAAAGGAGCATTTATGCAATCAAGTACACATCAAGCATGGGTAATGGGAGGTTAATATGGCAATAGCACGAGGAGCAGGGACAGAGATAATTCGGACTTGGCAAGGAGTAGATATAGATGGTTCACAAAATATTATATTAATATTTGGTGAGCAGCATCATATTTATACTGTTTTATCTATAACTGCATATTGTAGAGCACTACAGACGGCTGGTAATCTTTTTTCTATTAACCTTTTAGGATATGATGTTAAAGCAGGAGCAACTGATATAGAAATGAATATAGCAAAACAAGCAATGGTAGTAGGCGATACCTTTGTTTGGAACGATAAGTTTAGTTTTATGGGGCATGAGCCAACTGATTTTACATCCTTCCCTTTAACTGTAGTTAAACAAAATGCAATAGCAGATCAAGGAAGTGCCGTGGCTCAAAAACTTCGATGTGCAGGAAGTGAAGCTGGGGATCAATTTGATGTGACCTGTACCTACATTGACCAGAACAACGCATAGAAAGGAGAAACCATGAGTGGAATAATTGGAACAAGTCACAGCAGGTCAAAGGTTATTGGCAGATCACAGGATACTGCAAAAGTATGGGTAAATTTTACAGGAGATTCTTTTGGTATAAATTCCTCGTACAACATCTCGTCCATGACAGACGGTGGGGAAGGAAAATATACAGCTAACTTTGCCGTAGCAATGAGTGACACAAACTATGCCGTATGTTTACAAAGTGAGGATGGTGGTGGTTTTAACGACCCCAGGGTTAGCAACCGTGATAGTACTCAAGCTAGAACAGTTTCATCTTTTGGTATGTACCATTGGCATCTTGTGAGTGATGCCTTAGACGATGCTACTTTAATGAACCTAATTGTATTCGGATCATAACAAAGGACAAACTAATGAAAATTATTTATCAAGAAGCAGACGGAAACGTATGCGTAATCGTACCAGCAGAGGAGTGTTCCCTTACTGACGAGCAGACAGCAGTTAAGGATGTTCCAACTGGACTGAAATATAAGATAGTGGAAGATTCAGTTATTCCAAGTGATCGTTCATTCAGGAATGCGTGGGAAGTTGACGAAAAAGACCTTACAGACGGAGTTGGAGCATGATTACAATTAACTTAACGAAAGCAAAAGACATTACAAAGGATCGTCTGAGAGCAGAACGTAAACCACTTCTGGAAGAACAGGACGTTCTATTCATGCAAGCACAGGAAGCAGGGTCAGACACTTCTGCAATAGTTGCTGAAAAAAACAGACTCAGAGACATCACGAAAGATGCTGACTCTTGTAAAACCACAGACGAACTTAAAGCACTTTCTGTAATAAAATAAATGAAAAAACTATCAACGGATGAGCAGATCAAGGCAGCGGACCAGGAACTAGAATCAATAGCAACCAAAATAAATGAATTAGCAACCCGCCAGCAACGCCTCATTGGATACAGGCAATGCCTGGTTGACATGAAAGAATCCAATGCCCCTGCAAAAAACACTAATTCCGGTTGACATAGTTGCAGGATTGGACACAAAGAATGATCCAAAACTCACGCCTGCACTTACGGACCTGCAAAATGGCAGGTACACTGTAGGTTCCCAAATATCAAAACGCCTGGGCTATTCTGCACTCCCACAAACAATTTCTGGTACAACAGATTTGCTGTCTTCTGGTGATGGTCTTACGTCATTCCAGAATGAGCTTTTAGAGTTTAGTGGATCTAAATTATACTCCTATTCTTCTAGTGTAGAACGGTGGATTGACAAAGGAGGTTTTCAATCTGTAAAGATAGATTCAGACGATATAATCAGAAACACTTCTGAAGCAAAGAACCAGGACAGCTGCATTGCTTCAGGTTTGCAATTATTTGCCTGGGAACAGTACACAACTGCAGGTGTACTTGAGGGTGTTTTTGCTTCTGTTTTAGATTCCGTTTCAGGTGCAATAATCCAGGCAGCAACTCTAATTGATGCAACAGCAATCAATCCCAGGTGCATTTCACTTGGTCCAAATCCTACGCTTTGTTACCTTGACACTTCTGCATCTCCGCATCTGCTAAAGACTGTCCAGGTTGACATAAATAATCCGGTTGCATTTAAGGCAGCAAGCACTGTTAGTTCAGTAGTTAATAACACAAATCCTACTTATGACGTTGCCGTTTATAGTGACAATGCTGATTATGGCAATGGCGTTTTTGCTTATAACAATTCAGGCGCAACCAGGATTGATGTAGGGTATCTGACAACTGAGGGTGCAGTGGGAACACCAGGTTCCGGTTATCCAGGTGTGGTCACTATTACATCCACAAATGCGTCTGATACCATCACAATTTGCGCAGATAAAGTTAATACTGCAGCTGCTGAAGAAGAACGTATATATGTGGGGTATGCAACCACCACCGCATCCGCTGGATTAAAAATTAAAAGGCTAAAAAGCGAGCTGACAGTGGAAGCAACACACACGGTTGAAGGAACAGCAACTAAGGTTGATAACTGTAGTATGATTGTCACGCAAGCCGGTGATCTGCAGATTATTTACACACTGAATGCCACAAACACGTATGACCACCTGGTTAAAGGTGCAGTTTATGATATTAGTGGTGACTCTATGGGAAGTGCTGCAGTTATTAAGCGCAGCGTAGGTTTAGCCAGTAAAATTTGGGAGTATGATTCTGAAAAATATTTTGTTGTCGTGCATGATTCTAGTCTGCAGCCAACTTATTTTGTGTGTGACACCAATGGCCTGCTTTCAGCAAAAATATTACCTGGAACTTCTGGCGCGTTACCTACAAAAACATTTCTATCTTCAGTAAATGCAAGTGCAACTGGAGTCTACAAATTCGGTGGATTAGTCAGAACCAGGTTAATATCTAAAAACAATGACCTGTACAGTCTTACTGGTGTTTCAAATGTTACTATTGACTTTACTTCAGTGGAAAGATTTGAAGCAGCAGAATTAGGTGGCAACCTGCACATTGGAGGTGGTTTTGTTTCAATGTACGATTCACAGCAGATTGTTGAACTTGGTTATCATTTATATCCTGAAAATGTAAGTGCAGCTATAAATAACTCAGCTGGATCTCTGGCAGCAGGTACATATTTATACCAGGTAATATGGAAATGGACAGACGCAAAAGGCCAGGATCACCGTTCTGCACCAAGTGTAGCAGTATCAGCTGCACCCACTGGTGGATCATCAACAGTCACCCTTACAATACCTAGTCTGCGCCTAACGCAGAAAACTGATGTAATCTGTGAAGTTTACCGGACAGTCACAACAGGCAGGCTATTTTTCAAGATTGGCAGCGTAGATAATAATACAGCAGCTGATTCAATTAGTTTTGCAGATGCAGGTAGCATTAGTGACACAGATTTAGTTGCAAAAGAGAGTCTATACACAAATGGCGGGCAGATCGAAAACATACCACCACCCGCAAGCCTCATATTAACACCATATAAAAACAGGCTTGTTTGCGTATCTTCTGAGAATCCTAAAAAACTGGTTTACTCTAAAAAAAGAGAGCCGTTAAGCCCTGTTGATTTTGTAGACGTTTTTTCTGTTGTTTTAAATAAAGCAACACGGATTACTGCACTTTCTGAATTTGACCAGAAATTAATAATCTTTGAACCAAACCAGATATTTTATATTACAGGAAACGGCCCAACTTCCACCGGTGCGCAAAATGACTTTTCACCACCCCAGGCAATCACAGGTGACGTAGGTTGTAGCAATACAAACTCAATGGTATTGATGCCTTTAGGACTCATGTTTCAGTCTAACAAAGGTATATACCTACTGAACCGTTCCCTGGAAACTGTTTACATTGGAGCCGATGTTGAACAATACAATAACCTGACAATCACCAGTGCAGAACTCATCCAGAATGAAAACCAGATCCGCTACCTGACCAGTGATGGCAGGTGTTTAATTTATGATTATTTCTATGGGAAATGGAGTACATGGACAAACCACGAAGGTAACGGTGCAACAATCTGGAATGCGAATGGGGACTACGTTTATCTACGCACTGATGGCAGGATATTTCAGCAGTCTTCCACTTCATACAAAGATGACAATGACCCTATTGAAATGTCAATTACAACTTCCTGGGTAAAGACAAATGGTATTCAGGGGTTCCAGCGGATCAGACGCGCATTGGTCCTGGGAGATTTCAAAAGCACGCATACTCTGCAGCTGGAAATTGGACATGATTACCAGGAATATTTTAATGAGCTGCACAAATTTAATTACATGACTGACCTGGAAATAATCGAATATGGAGATTCTAGCCCATACGGTGATGAGGGTTATTTTGGGGCAAGTTCTGGAGTTGCAGATGGTGTGTATCAATTCCGAGCGCACTGTAAAAAACAGAAGTGCCAATCTGTCAGGTTCCGTATTTCTGACGTAGAAGAAGCAACCCCTGGTCAAGCGTACTCAATATCATCCCTCATGCTGGAAGTAGGCGTGAGAGGCAATACTATGAAACTACCAGCACAGAAATTAACATGATGAATCAAATGCAGCCACAAATGGGTGGAACTCCAGAACTTACTGAAGAAGAGCTGAGAAAACTTGCAATGCTGCTCCAGCAGATACCTGCAGGTGAAGGACTCGCAACTATTAACCAGGATGAAGCAGAGTTGATGAAAAGTTACGGAGGGTCTGGAACTCCGCTGCCTGGTACTCAGGGTTTAGGTCCAGATGGTGGTCCTGTAAGGAGTTTCCAGGAGGGTATGTTTTCTGATGATGGGGATTACGATACAAGTTTTGGTAATGATTCTTCAGGTGGTTCTTCAGCTGGCGGAGATCCAGGACAAGAGGATTATGGTGGAGATTCTTCAGGTAGTTCTTCACTTGGTAATGATGGATTTGCACAAGATCCAGCAAGTTATGATGAGGGGGATGACTCACCCCATCCTGGTTTGACAGCTGAAGAGTATCATAATTTAATGACCACCGGTAGCATCGAAGGCACAACTGGTGACGGTGACGGTGGAGGAAGTACAGTAGCAGTAGCACCACCACCAAAATACAAAGACATGAATGGTACGGAGTTTGACACCCAGGACGAAGCAGATGCGTCAACAGCTGCGATAAAAGCTGCAATGTCTGGTATCGAAGGGCAAACACTTACAACTGATTCTACTTATGTGAAATGGCTTGCCAGGAACAAAGATAATCCTGCTTATGCTGGATTAACGGATGCACAGAAAGAGGCTGCTTATACTACTGCACTCACCAAATCTCAGGAAGCTGCTGCAGCCCAAGTTCCTAAGATGGTGGAAACCATGAATAATTTCTTTGCAACTACTGATGCAGATGGAAATAAACTCTATGGGGAAAATACCACGTTTGAAGAGTTTAAGGCAGCAGTAGGTGGAGAAATGCCTGCAAATCTCAGTGAAGCAACTTTGCGTGATATGTATGCAAATGCAATCACCAAATTCCAGCGCGGTGAAGCATTTACGCTGACTCCAGAAGAAGTAGCAGCGTTTATAAGACCAACAATTCAAACTGCTTCTGTTAGTGATGCAGAAGGTGTTACTTTAGGCACTGTTTCAGATGCAACAACGACAGATGTTGGCGAAGTAACAGACGTTACTGCACCTACAATTGATCCTGTTTCAGATGCAACAGCGACAGATGTTGGCGAAGTATCAGATGTTACTGCAACTGAAGTCGCAGCCATTGCCTCAGTGACTGATGCTGATATGGATGCAATCTTTGAAGGCGGAATTGACGAAGCAGAAAAACTTTTGTTAGCCAGGGTAAATGGCACTGCAGATTCACCTGCAGAACGTCAGCTGATGCGTACTACTGAAAAGAATTTGCGTATGCTCTTAGGCGCAACTGCTGGAGGTGACGCAGATCCTGCAAAAGTAAGGCAGCTTAAAAATATATGGCAGGATATGACCCAGGTTGCCATTGGCGAAGCAGCAGATTTGCGTAGTAAAGAATCCCTGGCAGCTGAGTCGCAACTGGTTGAGTTGTATACAGGCAAATCCACCATGAAGCTGAATGTCAGACTTGCCAATATGGAGAAGGATAAGCAGGTTGCATTTAAAAATGGTGATTTGGCCCTCGCTGGAAAACTGGCAAATCAGCAGACTGCGCTGCAAAGAGTAATTACACAAGCATCCCTGAACACAAACATCAAACTGGCAAACCTGAAAAAAGATACAGAATTGGCAATTGAGCAGGGTAATATGACCCTGGCAGCTGACCTGGCAAATCAGCAGACTGAACTTCAGAGAATGATAACAAAAGCAACTTTGGACACAAACATCAAACTTGCTAATTTGCAAAAAGCTATAGATTTGGCAGTTGAGAAGGGCAAATTAGACCTGGCAACAAGTCTTGCTAACCTGCAGAAAAACCTCACAATTGCAACTGTTGATGCAAAATTAGCTGTCACGCAGCGTTCTCTAGATGACGCACTTGCAATAGCCAACTTTCAAGGAGAACAAGCACTCTACGGTCTTGAAGCACAGATTGATATTGAGACAATGAAGGCAGATTTAACTGAGATGGGATTTGATCTGCAGCGTGACCTGGCAGAGCTGGATTCAGCAACTCAACTTCAAGTTGCAGAACTGACAAAACAGTGGAGAGAAGCTGCAGGTGATGACCAGAAACAGGGCGCAATTATTGGTGCATTAGGGAGTATATTAGCTGCTTGGGCTAAGTCAGACATACGCGCAAAAACAAACATATCCCCTGGAGCTGGAGAAGTTGAGAGTTTCCTGGATGCACTGAACAGTTACAAATATGAATACAAGGATGAAAATGCACCAGGCGCAGACGCAGGTATGTTTGTTGGTGTTATGGCGCAGGATCTGGAAAAATCACCTATGGGAGCCAGTTTCGTTAAAGACACACCAAACGGAAAGATGGTGGATTACGGTCACGGTTTGG